TTTTAATGAATCTAATGCACTATCACCAGCACTAAATACTTTATTAAATCCTTCTTTAAATCCTTCCATAGGTGTTTTACCACCAGGTAACGCTGCAGCTATTGCACCTAATCCGCCTGCCATAATAGCTGTAGGAAACGTTGCTATTTTTTTAACTAGTTTTAACATACTAATGCCAATATTTTTTACAATGCCACCAAATCCTATATCACTAATAGTATCTTTAATTTTTGCAAAGAACTGTATTATACTATCTGTGACCGCATCAAAGGCATCTCCTACTATTTTCGTCAATGAAAATGATGCTAAAAACTCTGCAGCTTTTTCAAATCCAAAGAATCCTAATATTTTACCTAATATAAATCTAAGACCATCTAATATGAAAATAGGACCCATGAGCAATAGATTTTTAAATCCACCCATTATACCTGCAAATAATTTAGTAACAAAACTTCCGTCTTCATATTTTTTAAATCCTTTGAAGAAACCTACAATAAAGTTAAATACACCAAAGAATCTACCAAGAACTCTACCTATACCTTTAAAAGCATTACCTACTCTTCCTAAGAATTGAAAAGCTGTTTGTATAGGCTTTAATGTTTTAAAGAAAGTAAATAGATTAGTTCCTAATTTACTAAAAAAACCAGTTGTTGAAATGGCTGCTTTACCTGCTTTATCTATTGACTTAACAATTTTACTTTGTTGTGTACCAAATAATTTAACTAATCCATTTAATGGTTTAAACAATGTGTCAAGAGCTTTTGCAAATAAACCTATAAATTTTGATTGTGTAGGTACATTAAATTTAATTTTAGTTAAAGATTCTAATGCACCAAATCTGCCTGCTAAAAAACCAGTTACAGCAGTTAAAACTTTTAATACATTTGATACACTAACTCTCACAATTCGAAAGATATCTTTCATAACTGTCATTAATTCTTTACCAGCTTTAGCTAAAAATCCTGGTGGTTTATTTCCTTTTGGTTTAAATATATTTACAAAAGCTTTAAATCCATTTGAAACATTAGTTTGTATACCTAATCTTAAATTTTTAAAGAAACCTGGAAACCCTAGCAACTTTCCTATTTTAGTACCTATTGCAGATAAACCTTTTCCTATTAATCTAAATGGTTCAAAGAATACTGATGATAAAAATCCTAATAATACACCACGTATTGCAGTTCTTATTATAATACCCATTATAACACCACGGCCTTTGTTACCAAATTCTGCTTTAAGTGTTTCTACATTTTCACCTGTAAATTTAGAAATCTTTTCAAGTAAATCATTACGTTCAGCATCTCTTCTTGCTTCTACTCTAGCTCTTAGCATTTGCTCTTTTTCAGCTTCTAAATCATCTAATCTTCCATCTTTTAATACTGCAATTAAATCTTCAATTGCGCTTAATTGATTAGTGTCTAAATTGGCACCTTCGTTTTGCATGTAATCACGAAGTTCTTGTGTATACCTTGCAGTTTCTTCAGCCATTTCAGTAGCTGCATTTAATTCCTGCAATTGTTCTACAACATCACCTAATGTTTTTTGATTTGGAGCTTCTGCCATTTAACTATTCCTATTTACCGAATGCTTTACCAGCTTCTGATATACCAAATGAACCTAATGTTACCACCACAAATGATGTATAAATTGTCTCAGATACTTTTAAATCTAGGTCCCACACTAATGCAGTAACTAAATCTGTTATACCAAAACACATCATTAGAAAGAATGATATAAATCCTATGATTGCTTTTTCATTTAAGTCATTATCATCTAAAAATAAATCCATGAATTTTCTTTTACGAGGTCCTAGTTGCTCTGCAGCAAGTCTAGCTTCCTCTTTCATTTCTTTAATCTGGTCTTCTTGTTCGTCAAGCTTCTCAATCATAGCCATATACTTATCTAAGTCTATTTCTACTTCATTTCTGCTATTGTCTTGTCCTTCAGCCATTATAATCTCCTTTGTTCGTTTTTTAAACGTTCGTTTTCTTTTTCTATCCATTCCGTTAAAAGAGCTATGTATATCTCCCTTTCCCACGGTAACATATTATCAAGTTCAGTCAAACTATATCCATGATGTTGTATCATTGCAAAGTTTGTCTTATAATGATTTACAAGACTATCGTGCGAAAGGCCTATGTAAAAAAACTTTGCAGTCCTCTTAACTCTTGGCTATTTGCTGTTCCACATTTATTACAAACAAAATCAATATTACTATTTAATGCTGGTATATCATTAAAGAATTCTGATAACTTTGTAAATTGTTCGTTATTCAGAGATTCAATAAAGTCTGTTAATGCTTTAGGAGTTTCATCCTTTGCATCATATACTTTTTCTGCATCAAATATACTATCAATACATGCAACTATCATTTTCATTGCTGATTCTACTGTTTCATCTCCAAGCTGTGAAAATTTATTAATATCTTTCACAGATGGATATTTCAATATTACACCAACATCCTCAGTTAACATGATTTGTTTATTTTCTTGTGAAACAACAGGAGCTTTAATGTCGTCAAAATCAATTTGAACTTCATTTGCTTCTTCGCACTTTTCACATTTAACATTTAAGTCTACTTTTTCTCCAACGGATTTAGACCTTAATGCCAAAAATAATGTTTCAATATCAAACATTGCTAAACTATCAATGTCTATATCATCATATACACAAGATTTAATAATATCAATGGTTGCCTGCATGATAACTTTATTATCACCGGATTCCATTGCCATCATTAGAACCTTTTCTTCTTTTACTAGATATGGTCGATAAGTCACTGTTTGACCAGTTGACGGTATATCAACCTTATATCTAGAAGTATTTAGCTCTGGTAAAGCCATAATATTTCTCCTATTATATTATCCAAAAATAGATAATGCATTTCGTATTGCACTACCTGTACTACTTATTGCACCCTGAGGTTTATAAGTATCATAACTAAAGCTCACACTCAACTTTTGAATAGTATCAGTACTTTCATTTGATAATACTATTTCATTCATTGTTGTTGGGAATGCTCCCTCTAATTTTACGCCATATATTGGCACATCTTGCTCATCTAATTGCTGTATTATAACGTCGCAAGTAATGTCCTTTTTATATGAAACGCAATATTTATTTACGTCTACTATACTATTTATCCATGTATCGAATACAGTTTTCATATAATAATCATTTGTAAGTAAAAAAGTTAAATTAACATCATCGTGTAATGTTCCATAAGGTATTTTAATTGATTGTTTTACTGTTTGATAATCAATTGTACTAATTTGTTTTCCAGGCATCGATACTGAATCACATAACATTGAGATATCTCTTGGGTCATTAATCATATTTTTTGCATTAAATTGACCAGTCAATAAACTCGATATTATTTGTTCACCATCAAAATTAAACAAACTTAATTTAGGCGGTGTAAATATAACATTAAATCGATTTGCTTTTGCAAGTCCACCTTTTTTACTAATTAATGATTTTAAGTTTTCTATACTACTCATTAGTTTCTCGCTATTCTATTAGAATCAGCCCATACTGATTGTTTACTTGTTTTCTTAAATTGTTCTACTGGTAAGAATATTGCTATTTCCCAATCGGTCATAGGCACTCTTGCAAATTGTGATTTAACATGTTTACCTAAATAATGTTTAAAGCACGGTTTAAATTCTTTAAATTTTCTTACACCTGTTAATAAATTATATCTTATTTTTGTCAGCCTAGAACTTTCAGTTGATTTTTCTGGTCCTAATGCCATTAATTCATCTAAAAATGCAGCTCTAGTATTATAGTTTAAATAATGCAAATTTAATCCATAGAATCCACCAGGTGCACCATCAATCATAATTGTTAATGGAAATCTATCGTAATATGGTAAAGTTTCTTTATACTTTGGGTCATAGAAATACATATACATATTTCCACGTATATTTTGTGATGTTCTATCTAATGCAGTATCTTTCATTAAAGCTTCACGAGATACTTGCAAATTTGTTACATTCTTTTTAAACCACGCTTGTGATTGTTTTGTACGCTGACGAACACCTGCTCTAAACGCATTTGCTTGTAATGTGTCAAATAAACTTGCCATATAATCTATTTATACAAGATTACAGTATCTTTATGCCTAGATTTTTTAAAGTTTCTTCTGTCCAAACTTGAAACTTCCAACCTTTATGTTCAGCAAATTGAGTTGCTGCTTCCCATTTATCTTGATTTTTTGCATAGGTAACCACTTCGTTTATATACTTTTTAGTTTTACGACTACGCTTTTTAGGCGGAACAGTTTGATTTTTTGGTTTGATTTCTATAAGATATGTTTCTTTATTATCCAATTGTATTAATAAATCAACAAAGTAACG